AAGTCCACTGCTTGGCTAAGGTTTAGATCACTCATCGTCTTGAGTCTCCATGTGTTGTTTTAGGTCTAATATTTGCTGCTTTGCAACAAGCAGACCTTTGATCTCGCCGCAAACTTTTTGGTAGCTAGAAAAATCTTGAGCTTGTCCGCTCCCTATCCACTCTTTTAATTGTTCAATCTTTTTGTTTAGTTCGTCCACTAAAACATCAGATATGTCCATTATTTACCTTTCTTTTTTTCCTCTTGCTTAGGTTTGTTTTCTGCCTGAAAACGTTGCTGACCCATGTTATGCAAGAACTGTTTGTCTTGTAATTCATGTTTTGTGTCAGTTTCAGACAGGTGCTTCATCATCTCAACAGTCATTCTTGTTTCGTCTGATGCCTTGGCTGCTTCGATATTTGCTTGGGTTTTTGCTGCCTCTAGCTGTGCTTGGGTAGAAATACGCTGTTGCTCTATTTGCAACTGTTGTTGCCTTAATTGAACATCTGCCTGATCCTTCTGGGCTTTGCGTTGCTGCTCTGCTTGCTTGATCTGTAACTCTTGCTGTTGCATTTGGATCAATGGATCTTGAGCCTGTTGCTGTGCTTGTTGCTGTGCAACCTGAGCTTTGTTCATCTGTAATAGACGCTCGGAGGCTTGAGCCAACAATGGGGCAAGCTTGGCTTCTACTGCTGGATCCATGTTGATATCTTCGCCGTCCAAGTCTTGTGTTGGCGGCAACTCTACGCCGAGCTGCTTCTCAATCTCTACACGGTATTGGAATCCAAGGTGCTCGTTAATGTGAGCCATCATTGCAGCTTGCAATTGTTGAGCCATAGGATTGTTTTGCAGTAGCTGGGCAATCTTAGGATCTTGCATAGCAGACATATGGACTGTGATGTGCGCCTGATGGTCTTGGTATTGGAAAGCTTTTACCGGCTTCATCATTAACAGGTTTTGGTTTTCTGTTACAGGATCTTTTGGCTTCATATCCTCTGGCAAAGGCACGAGCTTCTGGGCATTTTTAATACCTAGAATATCTAGCATTTGGCGATACATTAATGGCATATTGAACAGGTTTGGCTGTTGTTGTGCCAACTGCATGGCTGCCTGATACTGAACAATCTTTTGCGCCATTGTTGAGGCATTAGGATCGCTTACAGGAATAACGTCTGTGCTTTGATAATCGGACTTCTTGGCTTTGCGAGTACCTGTTTCTGGCTGGTAGTTGTACTCATCCGGTGCGTTATCAGCAATAATCCGCTTGAGAAGCTTTAATTCCTGCTTTAAGCTGTAATGAACACGGGCTTGAACCGCAGACATTACCTTTAATGTTCTTTCCAAGATAGCCAATGTTGTGCCGACTGGGGCATTTGCAGACATATCAGAAAGATTGAGGTCTGCTGTGTTAGCAAAGCGGCGTCCTTCTTCTACGATTTGTCCTAACAACGCCATTAATACTTGGCTTGGCTCCTTATAAGGCAAGGGCATGATATTGTCACGCATTGCTCCAGAGGGAACGTCAACGTCCCTAAATTCGCCGGGGGCGATTGGGGTATCGTCACCTTTAACCCGAAGCCCTCTGGTTTTGAAACCACCGGGTAGATTTGCGAGGGAACCCGCATCGACCAATTGTCTGATGATTGAGGTTCCGCTCTTTGCGTATGCGCCAATGAGGTGGATAAGGCCAAAGCAGTAAAAGCCAAAGCCCGGAATATAGCCATAATGGACAAAGCTCTGTCGTTTTTGGTGTAATTCATCGTCTTGCTCCCAATTTCTACGAATAGAGAGGATGTTATTGCTACCCTTCTCAATCGTTACGATATACGGCAGGGCTACGCCTGTAGGTTTCCCGTCATCGCCTGTGTGTTCGTATCCTTCCAAGTCGAGATTAACGTGCATCTCAAGAATCTTGTATCGGTCGTCCGTTGTAGCCCTAAAGCCCAACTTCTCTGCTATCTTTTTCTCTACTTCGTCCAGCGTATTGACTGGATCTCCTAAATCTATATCACGGTAAAAGCCGGATACTTGTAATGTACGCATTTCATTCTCGGTTTTGCGCATTACATGGGTTACACGCTCTGCAGACTCCAGACTGGATGCGCCATAAGGAACAACCATGTCTTCTGCAGGGACATACATAGCTACTTGGCGACCAAGTTGCTCATCTTCATATACTTTTTTGAACGCATTACCGGCTAAACCCAAGCCCCAGAGCAAGCGCTCTGTCTCAGGACGGTATTCTTGCATTACTTCTGTCAGCTGGTAGTTCATATCTTCTTGAACACGCTCTGCTGCAGCCTTTTTCTCTGGGTTTTCCTTACCAATCACGTGGGTTTTTACTGGACCCGCAGCTGGAAAGATAGACATCATGGTTTCTGCTTGGAATTTAACCAATGCTTCGCTCAATAATGGGTGATAAACACCGCAAGCGCCTTCCCATGGCTCACTTCTTTCTTCAATCTTCAAGCCTAGCAGCTCTAAACCATCAACATAGGTCTGAATCCAGTCTTTGCGGGCGCCAATATCGCCGTCAAAGTCTTCGGTCAAGTCAGATGCTAGTGATTGTAGGGTCTGTTCGTCAATTTCTTCCGCTAAGTTAGCGTAGAAATCCTCAGATTTGTCAATTTCCGGCTCAATTTGAATCTCTAAACCGTCCATTCCAATGGTTACACCCTCTGGATTTTCAATCTCGATCTCTAAAGGCTCTTCTTGTTCAGCCAACTCATCAATTCCCATTGGGGCTTGGTATAGACCTTTATCAATTGCCATAATTTTTTCCTAATTAATAGTATCCAGCGTTACGCTTGGATTTAAAGTACTGCTGTTCATCCGGCTCGTCACTTGGTAAACGTAGAAAGCCACCTTGTCTAAAGCGAATTAATGCCTGAGTGGAGCTATCCACTAAGTCATCGTGATCCGAATTAGGGAAAGATGCCATTTCTTCTATAACTTCGTCCGCCCATCTCCTTGGTGGCGCCCATACCTTGCCGGACGCAAACAAATCTGTTATTGAGTTCAATCTCGCAATCTTATCATTTCCACGGGTTGGTGTGAACTCTGATACAGGAATTCCCATTCTGCGCAACTCTCCAATCAATGGTAGTCCTGACGCTTTTGCTTCAACGATAAACGCATCTGGCGTCCATTCTTTATACATATTGAAGGCTTTTTCTTTTAATTCTGGAAACTCAAGGCGGGCTTTGTAGGCGTCTAGGAGGATGACGTTAGGTTGCATCTCATCTTCATTTAGATAGAAAACGCCCCATGTCGTACAGGCTGAATAGTCTGAACGCTCATTCTTAGTAAACGCAGTATCCCAAGATTGGATGACAAACTGGCAAGCCGGCGGATTGTCATTATCCCAAACTTTCCACCATTCCCGCTTGACTAGCGCACCCTCTTCACTCGTAGGTTGTTGCTGATATTGGGCATTCCATTTGGAAACTGGTAGTTCTTCCCGTAAAACTTCTAGTTCTTTGATATCCCAGAACTGGGGCCAAAGTGCTTTTCCAGATGGAAGAATGGCTGGAAAGTCAATGGTTTCCCATTCATCTCCGTCCTTTTCAATCGCCGACTTTAAGATCCTGCCCGTTAAATCTTTCTTACTCCAACGGGTCATAATGACAATAATCGCCCCGCCCGGCTGGAGACGCTGGCGAGGACCTGAGCTGTACCACTCGTATACTTTATCGTATACCTCTGGGTTAGTGGCTGCTATCGCTGCCTCTTGCTCCGAATGAGGGTCGTCAATAATGAGTAGATCCGCACCTTTACCAGTAACAGTACCGCCCACACCAATAGCAAAATACTCACCATTAGCGTTCGTACTCCAGCGACCTGCCGCCTTTGAGTCAGAGCGGAGATTAACATTTGGGAAAATCTTTGCATACTGTTCCGATCCTACTAAGTTACGGACTTTACGTCCAAAGCCAACCGCCAATTCAGCCGTGTTAGAACACTGGATAATCTTCTTGGCTGGGTCTCTTCCTAAGAACCATGCCGGCAGCATATATGAACCGAACTCTGATTTAGTATGTCGG